TTTAATTCTACCAACCCCATTTATAAATTCTTAAATAGATTACAGCGTGAATATAAAGTAGGCGGAGAAGTAGAATTAGGTAATCATGGATTAACTCATCATGCGCTAAAAAGAGGTTTTTATGGTGATGAAACAGGTAAAAATAAAAGCGGTAATAGAACATATAATGAAAATATGGCAAAAAGATACGCTACTGAATTAATTTCTTTTGATGAAGGTAAATTTAACGAAGGAGATATTGAAACAATAGAACAGACCCCAATAGGAAGAGGTAGAAGTGAAATACATCCTAATATTGCTGGTAAGGGCACACCAATAAATGCATATTACACATCACCGGGTTTTAGATTGCATCATGGTGTAGAGATGGGTGCGCCTTCTGCTAGTATGAATATTAATTTTAATGGAGATATTACTTGGGGTGATAAGACTATTTCTTCACCTTCTGTTATGCCTTCGGAATTTGTTCAGCAAGGACTTTTAGGTGCAGAAACATGGCAAAATTTTCAACAAAATGCCACAACAGAAGGTTTCAATTTTGGTAACACTGTGAGTAATTCTGAAAGAGTGACACAAGAAGAACCCATATCGGAACTAAATTCAAATCTACAAACAATCACTAAAGCCGACTTGCCCAAAGAAATGCCTTTGATAGAACCCTATCACAAAATATTTGAAGTTGAAGACTTAGAACAACTAAGAGGATTCACTGGAGAATGGGTAGCAAGTATCTTGGAAGAAGGAGAAAGAATAAAAATAACTAGAAAATCTAGTTTCTTGGATGTAAAGAATACTGAAAACGAAAAAGTGGGTCTTAGTGATGATGAAAAAATATCACTGAGAAAGTTAGGTAAAAAGAACTATGTTATGGACGCAATTAAGAATGAAAGAGGTATACACATTTTTGATATAATGCATTATGATGATAATGATGTTACAGATATGGACACTAGGGAACGCATCAAATTACTTCGTGGACAATTCGATAGTCATGAAAGAGTCATGATACCCGGACCTTCAAATTTGAAAATAATTGATGAAGAAGGTTTAGAGGATGCTGTAAAAAACCTAAACCTAGAAAACAAAGAAGGTAAAATCTTACTTAGAGATGCTAAATCAACTTATATGAAAGGGGAAGAAAAGCATCCAAAATGGGTTTTGTTGACAAAATCCGATGATGAATTCCATATTCCTTTTGGTATGGAATTAGAGGATAATAATTTCATTATACATTTTGACCACGATGTCATAAAATACGATATAGTTGAAAATCAAGCAGAAAACCCTCGTTCTGCTTTAGGCGAATTAAATCAAAGAGATTATACATTACTTTTGGCTAAATCTCTTGAATCATATTGGAAACCATCTTTAGATGTAATGTTGAAAGAACAGAAAAAGATGCACGAAAGTGAAAGTGAAGATGAAAGTGAAGATGAAAGTGAAGATGAACAAATAGAAGAAGAAAGCGCTGGAATAATTAAACCGGATGACCCTAATAATATATCTAAACCGGATTATAAGAAAGCGATAGATGTTTTAGAGAGAGTTTTAGATGCTATTGAAAAAGGTCATTTTCCTATGACAGCGGGTAAAGGTTTAGGAATTGATGTAGGAAGCGATATAGCGAGCCCTAGAGGTCCTACTAAATTGACTCATGAGTCTACTCTTCCTGATTGGGATATGAAAGAACGCTCTACTCAAGACCCTGAGAAACCTGAAGATTACCCTAAAAAGAAGAAAATACCTTCGCAGTCTATCGAATCTTAGTTTTCTAAAGATTATTACATTTCGCGCTTAGTTCATATATCATTACATGACGTTCCTGTAAATAGTGTGCTTACCGCAGAGCGATTATACGGACATGATGAGTCCATCTCCATCCTTAAGGCAGGGAGCGACCTCATCATTGCTGGATATGCCAGTGTGGAACTAGTAGACAAACAAGGCGATTTAATAACAAGGGAGGCATTGAAGGACGGATTTCGGAAATTTATGAGTGACCCGAAATATAGAAATGTCCAGTTAGCCCACAGTAATATTCAAGTTGGAGAAGTAGTACCTACATATACAGATACAGAAGGGAGGTTGTGGAAAAGCGAAGTTGATGATGTCGGAATGTTTGTTGTTATACAACTTAGAGACGACATCGAAAAATCACGAGAAGTAGCCGCCGAAATTCGGAAAGGCAAATTACGAGGGTTTAGTATTGGAGGACAAGCATTCAAGCGAGTTAGAAAATCTGACCCAAAACATGGAGATTACCAAGAGATAAGTAAATTGGAACTACATGAGATAACAATATGTGAAAAAGGTATCAACCCGGAAGCAACATTTAGAATTCTAAAACAGGAAACTGATTCAGAAAAAAATATAAAAAATAAGGTGACAAAAATGACAGAAACAGATGTAACAACGCAACTTGGCGATGTACTTGCACGCTTAGAAGGCCGATTAGACAGCATGGAGAAAGGAATGCCTCCTGCACTAAAAGAAGCCATCGAAGCAAAGAAAGACAAAGCCGATGATAAGAAAGACGACGAAAAGAAGTCGGAAGAAGTAGAAAAATCAGAATACTCTGATGTAATCACTTCTGAATATCTAGATTGGATGGAATCAACACTAAAATCATCAGGTGTTGATATAGACGGTGCTAGAGACCACTTCGATGACCTTAACAAGGCGAACTTAGGTTCTTCGCCCGATAAACTAGACTTAGAATACGGTCAGACAAAGAACAGGGAGCAAGAAAATGGTAAACCATCAACTAATGCAATATCCCGTACTACCGGTTCAGGTGGAAAAGCAAAGAAAGAAGTTAAGAAATCTGACTTCTTATCTCCAACAGGAGTTTCTGAATCTGATATAGAAGCAGCATATGAAGTATACAAGGCTGCATCATTAGAACAAGAATTCCGAGGTTCATTAGAATCTAACTTTGCTTCACGTTACGCTTCAGAGCGTCAATCAGAAGTTGCTAAAGCAGAAGCAGCAGCATATGATGCACGTGGACCTTTAGATGACATAACAAAAGCAATCACTGCACTTTCAGAGCGCATTGATTCTATTACTACACCTAACACAGAAGGTACTACTTTAGCAAAATCTGCTCCAGTACCTGCATTAGAAATTCCTTCAACTGCTGACATGCACAAAATGTCTTGGGACGAAGTACATCAAATGGCTGACACAGCGTTTAGAGGGGAGTGAATAATATGGCAAGAGATTACGTACGAACAATAACAGATATGGAAAGATACTACTATGGTGCAGGTAACGCAATGGGTTACTCATACTCCGGTAGTGAACTACTGAAAGCAGACAGCCCTATGATGTCAACAACCGCTGGTACTTACCAAGCGATTTACGGCAGAAAGGTTTGGTCACAATTAAATCAAGAATTTAACGCTTTCTCAATACTACCTAAGAAACCTTGGGATAGAAGCGGATGGCGTGTTATTACTGGAAAGCCAAATGGTGGAGCACTTCATGGCGGAGTTGCAGAAAACGCAACACTACCTGAGACAGTAAAACCTACTTTCCAGCATGTTGCTGCTAAACCAAAGACTATCGCACACACATTCGATATGTCTGAGACAGCAATTTTCCTAGCAGACCGTGACGATGGAATGGGCGATATACGCTCAGTTCTTAAAGAAGAAATGGGTAAGCACCACGCAGAAATGGTTAACAAAATGTTACTAACTGATGTGAGCACTGCTGCTGCAAACAACTTTGAGTCATTAGACCGAATTACTACAGGTAATACAAACATGGTATCAGGTACTCACTACGATGCAGGCGATGAAGACATCTACTCAATCGACCGAAGTAGCAACACATGGTCCTTTGCTGAAGATAACGCAGATGGAAGCAGTGTTAACAGAACACTGTCACTAGACCACCTAGATACTCTTTTCCAACAAATTTGGGAACGTGGTGGAAATCCAAAAGTTATTCTAACAGGATATGACACTTTGATGAGACTACAACAACTATTGCAGTCACAACAAAGATTCATGGAAGAGAAGAGAGTTACCCCAACATACAATGGAGTAAAGGGTGTACCCGGCATAGAGGCTGGTTTCATCGTTGCTACATACAATGGAGTACCAATCATCCCTACCAAAGATATGCCCGATGACGGTGCTATTAGTAGAATGTATTTCTTAGATACTGATTACATGCACTTCAGCACAGCAATTCCAACACAATACTTTGAGAGCGGTATCGAAACAGGAGACCCTTTCGCAATTAACAGATTAGGCCAAGAAGGACTATACCGAACCATGGGTGAAGTATGGACTACTTTCTTTGGTGCTCAAGGTTCAGTGAGGGACCTAAAATAAACAGGAGGCGATGAATTATGGCAGATACAAACATATACACAACAAGCGGAAGTGCGGTATTTACGGAGGATTTTTCTCTTGACTTATACGCAGGAACATCAGTAGACGACACAGCATGGTTAGATGGTGGAGCAGCAGCGGACGCATATCCGGGCTCTCTCACAGGCTTCCAAGCAAAGAATACCAACACAACAGATGCACCGGGTGGTGCAAAGTTGATATGTGGTAGATTTACAACAGCATTGGTTAACGATGAAACACTTACAATCACATCAACAACAACAGCAAGTGGTGCTACAATTAGCACAGCACACAAAATTAAGGCAATAGTAATTGGAGACAATTCTACAGCGGCAGCAGGTGTAACACTTAAACAAGCAATCAGCGCTGCTGGTGTTGCTACATTCAAAGTAACTGGAACATCTGATGCTCTAGTTTCATGCTGGATGATTGTGGAATAAGGTTTTTCTATATGCCTAGTCTAAAGTATAACGGTCCTTCCTTCTACCGAAGAAGCCCTGATGTATACACCCCTGATTTCACTAGAGGTGAAGTTAGAGATGTATCTCAGGGTTGGGTTGATACTTATAGAAGATTTTTAGTAGAACCGGCATGGACTCTCATGGGTGACGAAGCACTGCATAACGATGCAGGTAGTGACGGAATCCCTGATGGCGAATGGCGAAGAAGCGAAATTCTTTCTTGGCTTGCAGAACGTGGTATGGTACCTTCGGGTGCTTACAGTACAAAGAGTACACTTCTAAATATGGTTGAAGAACATACAACACCTTCACCAGTTTTAGAAATCCCTGCTCCTGTATTAGCGGATGTAGTTGAAGACGAAGCAGTAGAAACAATAACGGAGTGATAAATTATGACACAGACACAAACAACAGATGCAAGACCCCACGTGATGGGTAACATGATGATGGTAACAGGAACATTTACCAATACAGGTTCAGAAGTAGCGACTACCATAGACTTGTCAGGACTTTTAGCAAGCATAGCAGCAGGTGGCGCTAATGCACTTAGCACAACCGCTGGAACCGGTAGTGGACAAGATGGGGTGTTCGCATCTATCAACGCCGCTACGCCTTCGCTCGTGTTAAACCACGTTGCAGGTCAAGACGGAACTTGGTGGGCACTAGGAAACCGCTCTTGAGGCGGTGACTTAAGTGGCTAACATAGCAACATCATACAAAATTATAGGACCCTTTTCACCAAGGGAATTTGAAAACCTGAGTACCCTGACCACTGCAATTAATACAGCGGCAGGGACTCTAGGTGAAAGTAGCGATACTAACACGTTGATAGACTCGGTATCTATTAAAATTTTAGGAAACATTTTTATTAAACTAACATGGGTCGTGACTTAATATGGCTGTTATAGACCCCAAGTTCAAAATTATTGGACCTTTTAGTCCAAAAGAGTTCTCTAATACAACTACTTTAGCAGCAGCAGTAGATGCAGCAGCAGGTAGTTTAACATCTGCTACATCAACTACGAGTTTAGTAGCCTCAGAACTTATAGAGGTTTTAGGTAACGTATACATTATAATAACATACACATGAGGGGGGATTAAAATGAGCGGTTTTCAATTACAGTCTATGGATATAGAAGACATAGAGAGAGCACAGAAACAAAATGTCCTTAGTGATATTAAGTATCAAGCAAACATAGTTCATGATACAGAAAGCCCTCTAAAAGGTGCAATCAGTAAACAAAGAGCAAATGCTCGTAAAGCAGCAGATGTGCTAAACATCGGTAGCGGCACTAGATGCTCTAGTTGTGGTTTACTACATTTTATGTGGAGAGAAAATTGTGGTTCTTGTAGAAAACCTATGAATTTTAACATGGGGGTTAGAGAATGAGTTTTGATATAGCATGGAGCAATCTTAAAAAATCAAGATATGTAGAAGAACAAGGTAATCCCGGTCATCCTATACCTTTTAATACGATTTTAAATCGTATAATTACGGCTAATGGCGGTGACCCTAATGATGTTCCTAAAGAATTAAGAGCACAAATGAAAAATCACATTATGTCTAGTCCTCAAACCTATGGTTTGAATGCATTACATGGATTTAATCAAAAAGACTACAAAGACTATCGACAAAGACAAGAAGAAGTATTTCAAAGAATTTCAGGTGGAGAACTTGCTACCGGACCAGTTGAGCCACCAGTTGAGCCACCAGTTGAGCCACCAGTTGAAGACCTTGATTTTCTTGCTTTTGACCCTAAATTAAACAGGAGAAGACCACCGAGTGATGCTACTGGTCCTGCACAACCAAGAGACAACAAAAAATTCAAACAATCAAGAGGTCGTAAAATGGATAGATTGGATAGACAAACCATTTGGCAACCTGAGCCTGAAGTAGCCAAAACTCCTTTGCCCGATAATATTAAATCTTTAAATAAATGGATTTTCGCTCAATTGAGCGATTTTAAAGGCACTTCCAAGCAAAAAAACGCGAAATGGAAGGAAATGAGAGATAATTTGGCTGGTCAGTTAGGTATACCTTTACCCGGTGAAAGAAAAAAAGTCGAAAAACCTATATCAAATTTAGTTGCAAATCCAATATTACCTAAAGAGGTTATACAACAAGATATTGATATGGCACGAAATAGACATTCTGAACCAAGACAAATGACATTAGATGCATTTACTGCACAACCTAAAACAGCAGAAGTGAGAGGTGCTCAAAGCCTATTGAATAAACCAATATTACCAACATCTACATCTAAGGTAGCACCACCACCGCCACCAGCAGCAGAAGAGGAAATTAGAAGAATTACACAACCCGGAATCAGCGAGTGGTCTAAAGACCGCAGAAGCGATGGTATTCAACCCATAACACAGGATAACCCCGGTATTTCACATGTAGACAAATTAAATCAATTATTGTCACAAGTAAAACAACAAGAGGAAGAAAGATTTCCCGGTCAAGCAAAAGTAAATTTTGATGAAAACGGTAATATGATATGATACGAGTGGAGTGAAATGTCATGCCACAAGTATTCAGCCCCGGAGAAGCGGAAACTAGACCTTTAGACCCCGATGCTATTGTTTACACAACTGCTCAAAAAATAGCAGACTTGCTTGAAATAGGACCTCAAGAAGCAGTATTAGTAAATGCTAACTCTATAGCAAATTCTGTCTATGTAACAGGAGCAGATTATAGAAACATAGGATTTACTGTAGGCGACACCTTGTTAATTTACTCAGATGCTGACCCTCTTGGTGTTGATAGAGTTATAACCTCTATAGGCACAGATACAGCAGGAGTTAAATTAAGTTTTACTGATGCGTTAAATCCCGTATCTCATTACGAAGCGGGAGATAATACATATGTACAAAATCAAGCATCTTTCACTAACGGTAGAACTAGAGGTGTAAAGCGTTCTAAAGTAGAAGAACTCATTAAAAGAACACAGGATAGAATAGATAATAAAACACATAATTCATGGAGACCAAACTTGGTTTCAGCAGAATATATTAATTTCGATACTTACAAACCATATAGAAGAAGGTATTACACTGATTATGTGGGTACGAGTCCACTGTTATTTAGAAATATACAGCAAATTCTAAGATTGGAACTATGGCAAGGTGACGATTATCGTGAAATCGGTGCAGCGGAAGCACGTCTGAAAATAGCGAATTACGCAGGGCTATCGGGCGATTCAATATATTTGTCTCCGGGTAATGGTAGTGTAGGAACTCTAAGCATCGGTACCAACACCACACAATGGAGGTCAGATTTCGATATGATAACAACAGCGCAAAATCTTGCAGACCTTATCAACAAAGAAGATAGAGTAGGTAAAACAGCAGTAGATTTCTCACCCACGTTCTTACTTGAAGGTAGCACATCCAATGTTGCTGTACACAATGAATTCCTAGCAACCGCTAATTCTGATTACGGCAGTGGTATAGTAAAAATCAGTAGCATGAGGTCTACACAATCAGGAGAGACTTGTAGCATAGCAACTACTGATACTACTAATATTGAGATAACTCAGACAGCATCTACTTCTACATATAGTGCATCTGTTAGTTCAACCACTGTTACTCTTGGGTATATCTATGAAGACGGTCAAGCCACTGCTGGACCATCTCATACTACCGGATTTGCAGAAAAGGGATTATTACAAGTAGGTAATGAAGTGTTATCTTATACCGGTAAGACTGCAACTACATTACACCCCGACACAGGCGCTGTGACCGCCTTTGGTACTTTTACCGGATGTGTAAACCTGAACGGAACACCTCTATCTACTCTTAACACAACAGGTACAAAGATAACTCAACACAGGTTATCTGTAGACCTACAAGGAGGTAGCGCTAGTGGTGATAGAGGTAGACTGAGAGATTGGTGGTTAGACAGCGAAATGGGTATTATTTATTTCAATAATTCTTATCCTTTCTTTGAGTGGAATGCTATCAAGACATCATATATTTATGGAGAGAGATACCTTGAAAAAGCAATAGAAGATATATGCACCAAGATGGTTGCTATTGAGTTGTTAATGAGTGATGACAGAAGTGTATTGATACCTGAAGGCACTCAAAACGTCGATTTGGCTTCAAAAATAAATCTTTACAGACAAGATATTGATAGAATGCTCCCTAGATATGTGGAGGTCGTCGCTTTTGAGTGATGTTGATTTTGAAAATAGAGTTTTTAAATCTTTTTTTAAAGTAGTAAACCAAAGTATGGCTATAACAAAAAAACAAAAAGAAATCAAAAGTGCTTTGGTTAATGACCCTGAAACAGAATCCTTCAAAGGGATAATAGAAAAACAAGAGTTATCCATGTATGGTTTTCAAAAAGATAAAGAAGATATCTATTTAAATGGAAACCAACAACCAATTTCTATAGAAGAAAAAGCAAAAATACAATCAAATATAGAACTTAGGATGATAACAGAAAGCCCAAAACTAAATAATTTGAGTCTTATGAATATGCAAGGAAAAATTATTCTTGATAGTGAAAGTATAAAGAACGCCGTTAGAAGAGGCGACGATAAAGAGAACGTAGGGAGAGGATATTGATGGTTGCTACATACACTGAAGGTATTGACACTGTTTTGAATTTATTCACTCAAAATTGGAATAGAGGCAACACAGATAACATAAAACCTATAATCATAGATATAGCAGATGTAGGAGCAGAAAGAGGAAAGCGTTTAGATTTGACTAACTCAGATTACGTTATGGTGTTTGAAACAGCGCACAACGAAGAAGTGCCTGAAATTCTATACGATTTCGTTACTACTAGAATCAACATAACCGTTGATATAAGAACTTCTAAAGGCAGAGATAGAATGAAAAAAATGGAAAATGAGATTAGAAGATTAGTACATTTAAAACGCAAAGGGGATGGTGTAAATTTCGATAGGTTAGTATACAAAACACGCACAGACCTCTCTGATAGGAGCAAGCGGATTTTCAGAATGACATTCCAAGTAGAAGTTATAATCTTTGCAGAACTAATACCATGAGGTGAAAAATTATGCCATCAACAGTCTATAAGGGTGATTTAACAGAGATATCTTTTGGTAGAGAAAGCGGTATAACTTTACCTTCTGATTATGACTATCCCGATGTCCCCGGTGCTGGCGACCGTTTTCATTTCACAGTGTCTGCTGAGAGTGAAAGTGACGACACTAGCACAATTAAGTTACTAAAAGGACATGACAACACTCCTGTTGAAGCCGGAATTTTAGCATATCCGTTGGGTATGTTGGTAGGTAGTGAGTTAATTTTTTCCGGTCTTAGCGCTTCTCAAAACTTCAGCACAGAAGACAATTTTAATAAATCAGGTAGAAGATATACTATAGTTTCCGATACTAGAGCGACAGGTTATACCGAATTAGTCATTACCCCAAAGATGATTTCAGCGCTTACAGATAGTCCTACTACAATCAATAGCACAAATGGCACAATCCATATAATGCCTTTTTGCACACCATCTTTAGACATAGAATCCACATGGCATACTAACGCTAATGAATCTTCCGAGAGTGTTTTAACAGACCAATTTGCTGGTTTGATAAACACTTTATCTCTACCGGAAACCAAGGTAGACCTAAAGAGAATGCATGTAATTGGTTTAGGTAGAGATGTTGCCATACAAGTACCGGGTCGTTTCACTAACACAGGAGGTCAATTTGAAACTTCTATGCACAATGCAAGATGGTTATATTATGCGTTAGGTCTAGAATCGGTAAAAATAGTCACATCTTTACAAAATGCTTCTACTTATAAATTGAGAGCCGCTACTGCGGCTGGTGCTAACATGATAATTTACGACGGAAGTGATACAGCACCAACTCTAACGGGTGGTGTCACAGTAACTGCCGGTGATTATGTTTTTATCAAAGATGCAAATGTTATACCTCTTCATTTGCACAAAGACGTAGGTAGTTCTCCTGAAGTATTTGGGGTCGATGACGTGGGCCCTGAAGACATTGTAACACAAACTCAAAAGAACGAGATAAGAAGAATTGTGGCTATACATCATAATACTGCTGCAACGAATTCATACATATGGTTAGATGGACCACTTGATTTTGCACATGCCGATAATACAAATATTGGTTTCTTAGCACATGATAGCACAAGTACAGGCTCACCTGAAATGAGCACTGCCACAAGCACATATGGTACTTTGACAAACCCTGTGAATAGAGTATTATTTTCTCAAACACATATACCATCTTTTGCTTTTGAAGTCAGTATAAGAAGAAACGATAATCAAGATGATGATGGCACTACGTCGGAAGTAATCAGTGGTGGCTCTACGGACGCTAAACAACTAACAAGAGTATTTAGAGGTTGTAAAGTTAAAGATTTCTCGATGGTTGCTGACACTGATGCTGCTGTGAGATTGAATGTTGGATTCGATGCTGCACTTTGTTACACCGATACTGGTAGACTTGAGACGGGTGATAATAAGGGCGATAGATTTGATGTGCACAGAGTCTTTGAAGATGTTGCTAATAACGAAATTGCTAGAAAGAAAGCAGGAATAGCAAAACGCACACAAAAACCATTTATGTTTTACAACGGTACTATAGAAGTAGGTGGTGTAACATTGGGACAAGTGGTATCTTTTGACTTAAAAGGCAAAACTGGTGTAAAACAATTCTATACTATATCAGGCAACAAAATAGCAGATTTGCTTACAGACCAAGTGCCTTTCGGTGGTGCTAGGAATGCAAGTCTATCCGTAGAAGGTAAAACCGAATATGAATTAGATATGGAAATCATAATTGATGACCCCACTCTATATCATCAAATGCGTAGAGCAGTTGAAACTTTCGATGATGTCAATAAATTAGTACGTCTTAGTTTCACTAAACAAGGTGCAGGTGTTGCATCAGGTAGAGAATCCATGGACATAGTAATGGATGATTACTACATTATAGAAGCACCTATGCCTATACCTGAAGATAAAGGTCCTTTAAGGTCCAAATTAAAAATCATGCCTAAAACACTTAGGGTCTTTTCGCAAGATACGGTATTCCATTATTGAGGTAAATATGTTACCTTCACCGTACTCAAGAAAGAAAAAGTTTAGAAAACTAGGTCTGAAAAGATATCTTGCTTGGATATCCAATGAATTAAACATAGACTTACTCTCATTAGTTGATGAAGATGTTAGAACAAGAAACGAATTAGATGCTATGATAGTCTCTAAGATAGATTCTGTGGAAGTAGAAGTAGAAGTAGAAAAACCCACAGTTATAGATTTGACAATTTTACCGGAACCCGATTTGGTACAATTAAAAGTTCCTGAACACATAGAGAAAATAGAAATAGAAACGCCTACGTGGGTAGAAGCAGTAGAAGACATAGAAGGCGTTAGTTATGATGAGAATTTTGAAGAAAATGACGAAGATACAATGGAGATTATTGATGAAGAGCATCTCAAAATTCTTCAGGAAGTAGACGATGAAAAACCCGCATGGGTAGATTTAGAGGGCGATGCATACGTTGCTCACATTAGGGAAATAGAAGAACAAATAGAAGAAGAAATAGAAGAAATTGTTTTGAATAAAGAACAACCTTTCTTCATAGAGAAAATAAATTATTCCTCCATGACCGTACGTGAACTACAGAGTTACTGTAGAAAGCGCGGTGTCAAAATCAGTGGTACAAAAGCAGAAGTAGTTATGCGATTGAACCGTCATGATGATGGCATAATGGAAGACACCGCAAATAGTGAACCCGAAGCCCCCTCTGAAGAGGCTGCTGAAGAAACACTGGATGCCCCCGTTGAAGAAACGGCTGTGACCGATGGTGAAATAAATGAATATAGCGAACAAAGAAGAATTATTGACGAAGAAGAATGAACGAAAACACGAACTAAGTATTAGTCGGGATGACCCTGACAAAATTATGGAGGTGTGGATTCGGGATATTACTTTTTTCGATGTCCAAGTAGCCGCCCAAAAGATGTTTAATATTGGTTCCAATGGAGATGCAACACTCGACTTAGAAGGATATTGGAAACACGCATTCAAACATTGGGTAGTGAGAACTAATCCACATTTAGAACCTAGAGAACTATACCAACTCAACGCATACGTAGGCGAGCAATTGTCAGCCGTATTACCCAAGCCTAATGATTTAGCAAAGGCAATGCAAAGTGGTTTTACGAAAGCGAACAATTGAGGATTCAAAAATTTTTGGAGAAGAAGAGGGTAGATGATGCAGATGATATCACTCTTCAGAATCAGTTGTTCGCTTACACAGTCGCTAAACATTATGGTCTTTCCATTGGTGAGGTGTTAAATATGGGGATAGCCGAATTTAGACAATCTTTGTCTTGGGCTATCGCAATGCAAGATAGAGAAAATAAACAAAAAGCCAAACAAAGCATGGAAAACGAGACTGGTAACGAAACCATTACACTAGACTACGGCTTCCTAGACTCAGAGGTGGACTGATGGCGGAAGAATTGAGACCTTTAGCGGAGGCTCTACAGTTAGTTGCAGAACTTGCAAAATTTGCTGCTGGTGTCGTTTCCGGTTTAACCGCTGTTGTAGTAACCATAGGTGTAAAAATCTTTCAGGTGCTTAGTGGAATAGCAAGTGCTGGTTTGGTTGCATGGGGAAAAATTAAAGATGGATATAATGAACACATTAAACCTTTGGCCGAGAATTTTCGTGAAAATTGGAGAGTTATATTTCCAAAAATCTCTTTGGGTTTCGATATTCTAACAGCAGCAGGTAAAGCACTAGGGACTGCAATACAGGTTGCTTTAGATTTTTCTGCTGGACCCTTGACATTTATTTTGGAGAATGTATTAAAACCTCTTGTATCAGAAATACAAGATATTATTGATTATATTACAGATTCTACAGTGATGAAAATTTATGAAGGTGCCTCTAAAGGAAAAGAGTCTGTGATGGCCGGAGAAACAAATATTATAGGTAGGAAGGCGGGAGTCGACGGCATAAGTGATAGACAAATCATCAATCAAGTATTTAGAAATACATTCGAGGTTAGTGGTGTAACCGATAGAACTGATAAAAAAGCATTGGTTAAAGAAATAAGTAAAATGTTACAAGATAACATAAGAACAAGTAATTTTTCATTGGGTGGAAAATTAGCATGAGTACAGGTACGCCCATTCGTTTGGTTAGAGAAGACGGAAAATTAATTTCATTAAATGCAACTGAAATTGCTTTAACCACAGAAAGAAAGTTTGGTCCAATGGCTCTACCCGGTTATGGTAGTCAAAGAGTTGCCATAGATTTGAATATAAACAAAGCAGAAATACGCATTGATGGATTTTTCACTGATGATACTGTACCAATAGGGGGTGCTTTTGCATATGCTACAATTAATTTTTTAGAGGCAAAAACAACCGATTCAACACAAAGTTATGTTGTAATAGAAGGACACGGAGGTGCCTCTTTTTCTTCATCGTGGAATCTTAACAAAATGTTTACAGCAACTACTACTATCTTATTTAAATCTACCAATGGTACTTTAGATGCAATTTTATTATATGAAGTCTCAGGTAGCACCGCTACTGCATACGATAGTAGTAATACAAGAGTCAACATAAACCCTTCAACTGCTACTGCTACTCAAATAGCAACGGCTGTGAAAGATTATATCAATGCTCAATTATCTGCTAGATATGCTGCTTCTACTTATGATATAGGTTCTTTATCTAGTGGTGTTAATGCTGGTGTTTTAATTACGAATACTGTTATGGGTGCAGGCGGTAATAATAAATCAACTCCTACATTTCAAGGAAACCAAGATAAAGGTTTTTTAATACCTATGATAGAGACTTTCAACGGTGGTTCTACTGCTGTACAACAATCTGCTGGCGATAAGGCTCAAGATTTGTATTCAATAGCAAATAATAGTAGTAAATCTTTATGGGCTGAATATGATAAGGCAAACCCCTTTAATAAAATAGCGGATGCTATTGTAAATTGGATTGGCAGTACGGCGCCCGTTAGGGCTGGTGGTCAATCGGACTATATCATAGGTATACAAATACCATTTAATTCAAAAATCAACGCTGGTGGTAATGAATATGTTGCAAAAAATTTCTTCATGCCTACGGGTTTAGAGCATATGCTGAAAAGCCCTAACAAGAAAAATTCTTTTGTAGCCAAAAGTGCTGGTACCACCTTTAACGCATGGAATGATTTCACTGGTATACAAGGTGGTTTAAAAAGCCTAGATATAATTTATAATGCTGGTGAAGCAATTTATAATTTTACAATGGTGTTCTTACCAGCAGATACTGTATTCTAAATTGGTGATTAATGTGACAGTAATCGGTAATACCAATAAGGCTTTTTTCTTTAATGGTGTTACTGATAGTATAATAATACCTCAAGGTAGTTTTAGTAGAGTTGGTAGAGCAACACCCGAAGGCCAATATGACGTAAGGGGTATTCTTAATCCATCAGGTAAAGGTGGCGACTCATCTATTACATCGGGTAAATTTGGAGCGGAAATTACAATAGAGGCTTGGGTTATGCCTGACCAAGGTGGAGTTGTTTTAGAAAAAGAAGGCTTGGTCCATCTAAAAGTTGGAGAAATACATGAAGCAGCACCTATAGAATTCAAAATATTCTTACATAACGGTGTATCTTTAGAACAACATACAATATCCACCGGGGACTATAATGGCACAAGATATGTTGGAAACATATACCCTTTAAGCACCTTGAATGGTATGCATGACAAAAATGATACCGATTTAAATAGAAATCATAGACCTTTGATGCAAGTAGTAGCATCATATAATTCCGGTAAAATTCAAATTTATGTTAATGGGGTTTTGATGGCAGAAAAAACATTACCTAATGCTGAATACCGCATACCGGATAATCAAGATAATCTATATGTTGGTGGTAAGGGCGGGAAATTTCGTGGAATTATTGAAGCGTTACACATATCAAGAGGATTTGATGAATCTATATTTAATCGCATTGCTCCTATAAAAAACGATAATACTCTCTTGTTATATAGATTTGAAGAACCTATCTCAACTTTTGATGATGTATATACAACGGACGCATCTGCGTCTTCAGGTGCAACAGAAGTAAGCACTAGCGTGGCTAATGCTACTGCTATAGCCACTAAACTTCTAGGTACTAGTGTCACTAGTGGCACAGTAACTTTCACCGATTCTCCTTACAGTAGCGGCAATTACAAAGTNATCCAAAGCACATCAACAGGTACTACATCTCACGATGTTCCACATGTGCCTTATAATCTTCTAATGAACCCTAGTGGTGTTGATAGATTAACAAAGAAACCATCGAATAAACCACCTGAAAGACTGAGAATACAAAGTATCAATCTCACCAATGGAAATATTGAAGTCAAGAGTATACATTTAGATTTCAGTGTTGATAATAACGGACAAAGAGGTACATTACATGCATACGACAGTGGCTCTGAGTTCATTTTGATTGGAGCAGATTTACTAATAGATTCGTTAGGTAATCCCTATCAACCCCCTCACTATTCTTCTAGAGTAATAGATAGAACAGGTCAGATGGTAATAGATGAAGGACCATTAGAACAACACGGATTTGTATATTCTTCCAATATGGCCGATAGTGCTACAGATACTGATAATCCTTATGCTGTAACATGGCCTACTGCTATAAATCAAGCAATGAAAATTGGACATTCGGGTAGACATACCTTAAACCACGTAGAAGGACATCCGTATTTGAGACAATTACCTCCCGCTGATAGAGAAATAGTTCAAATGAAATCAGATGGTGCTGCTGATATTGTTAATTTATTTTATGAAAATTCTTTCGATGGTATAGAAAATCAAATAAAAACTAATTCCGAAGTTGATTATTATAGAAAAACCGGCACTTATGGGATAAATAGAGTTGTTAATACCGCTAGTGCCAATGTGATTTTCAATAATTATAATGCGGTAGGCAGTTCAGCCAACACAAGTCGTAAAATGATAGCAATAGGGGGAGCAGGGTTTGATGTAACTCCTTTCTTTTTGAAAGCACCAATTCTAGAAAAGGGTATGGATTGTGATGGTAAAATGCGTACTCATCACATTAGACCTAGTAAAGAAAGTAGAGTCGCTTTATTGAATATCCCTACTTTGGCTAGTAGTTATGCTATGGCGCCTTATGTAGAAGTACATTACAATGCTATAGATTTAACAGGGGAAAGTATGACTGCCGCCGTTGCAGCCGGCTCATTTTCCACTGGTGTAAAATATATCATAGTGTCTTCAGGTAACACAGATTTCATTGCTATAGGTGCTGCTGAAGATAAGGTAGGAGTTTCCTTTACGGCCACTGGCTCAGGTTCAGGCACTGGAACTGCTAGACCTTATCAACCAATGTTGATGGTAGAAAAAACAGTTCCTTCAGGAGATACTCAAATAACCCATAATGACACATCTACTACAATATATCAATTAATAGCATCCTCTATTAGTAGCGGTTTAACCTTATATGCGCCCGGAGGTTATATAGATATCAACAGCAGTGATGTAGCAGTAGCACAAGATTTCTTTAATCCTCATTCTTTATCAGGAGACAATAGCGAAGGTTATGATGCTGATTTAACTATTGATGATAGTCTTTCTGTTGCTAATTATGCCGCTTATACTGTGGATTCTAACGAAAATAAAACACCTGTAATAATAGAAGATTCGACTCATACCACAACAAATCATAAATCCATATTTAGTAAAATGATTATAGAAACAGTGGACTCAGAGAAAGATATGGTTGATTTTTCTGATTATAGTAGAAGAGATGTTGTCTCTACTGGGAGTGCTTCAGGGGAACCTGATGTTTCTATAACATCTTCTTATTCACCAATATATGAAACATTTGACATTATAGATAATGTAGAAATAAATACGGTAGATAGCGACACAAGAATAATACTTCAACCTTCAGATAGAAAAAGAATAAATCAATTGTTTTATCTTCAAGATAATCTAAATACCAAAGAAGCGACTAATGTAGCATCTTTACATTATTTGTTGTCGCGTGCTAAAGTTAAATCTGTGGAAAAAAGCAATAACGATAACGGCGGTAATTATACCAAAATAGAATGTTGGGGTATACAAACCAATGTGTCAAGCAAAAATGCTAGTGTCATCGGGTCTGGTAGCCCTGATTCTCATGTGGTTAAAGAAATAGAGCCAAATGCTCCTGTGGTTAGTGTTACTCTAGGTGGACCGGGACAAGGCGGAGTTGACACTAAACCTACATTCTCAAAGAGTCCTTTTAGCCATGCTCCTTTTTCTTCAAGAAGAGCCTATGCGGTGTCCACTACATCCATGGTTTACGATAATTTATCTAGTGATTTTAAATTAAATGTGCAACCCATAAACAACCAATCAACCGATATGAAAAGTTGGGGAACTTTTGGTTTTCCAAAGATAGGTAGAGTGTATTTCTCCGATGGTAGTAGCGCAAAATATGATAGTAAGGGTGGTAATCAATTTACTTTTGGAGTAGCGACAGCCGGTGATGGAGATTACCTTACTAGTGAAGGTGTAGAATTTTTACACATTTTACCCTTGTTGAAAGCAATAGGTGTAACAAATAATCAAGCAACGGGTGTAACAGGAACCTTTGCCCTGAATGTAACGCTATATAGCGAACCCGATATAGAGGGAGCGTCAATTGAAAACGGTACTAATGTCAATGATAGAATGTTCCAAGCAATGAGCGATGTTACACATGATTACCAATTAAGCACACAATACGCTAGCACAAGGGCTTTGGTGGAAATTCCATTCTTTTCAAATCAATTCTTTGATAATAAAAACCAAGGAACTTTTATTGGCCCCGATAATGCATTTAAAATTCATTTAGATGGAACCAATACAGCACACACATACAATCCTAGTCCTGTAGGCAGAAGACCAATAGATGTCATTCCGGCAGATAGAGAAGCGCAATCGGCATATTCCATACCTATAGATGAGAAAAAATTCAAGAAATCTTCTAGAATAATTAAATGGGATTCTTCTAACAATCGTTTGTATGTTAAGGATGCATCAGTATATCCTGTACCATCTGCTTCCGGTGCCTACAAAAATCTAACATCTGTACCTAGGTTTAGAAGGGTGTTTTTGTCTAGTGGGGAATGGGCTTTGTATAGTGCAGTCAATACATCTGATAATTATTTAACAGTGCCAACTGCTAGTTATCGTTTCTCTACTGGGTTCTTAGGAGAAGTCAGGCAATCCGACAATTTACCTTTGTATGTAGGTGGTCCTTTACCTAATGAAGTCATAGATGCAATATCCTCAGATGCCTATACACCCTCTTCTGACTTTGAAGATAGGGGTGAATATTATTATGACCAAGCGAGTGCGCTGACTCAGGGTGGGAATGTTGACTACGGATTACGGCAGTATGTCAGCGCTGTTTCTTTCAGAGGTGGTCCCGAAACCAATCCGAATGCTCCTCGTATTCAGACCAAAAGAGCGAGTGGTACAATTCTGGGCATCACAGAAGAAGCGACTTCTAACGGTGGGTATACAGTCTTGGTTTCATTATCTGAAGAAGACTTCAATCAGTTTCCTAATCTTGGTTGCCGCGATACTGATACTGCGAGTATAGGTGCAATAGGCGGCGTGCTTTACGAAGCAATTGTAAATTATATACACCCTTCTACGGGTGTTGGTACAGATTATGTTTTTCATTACTATGGACCCTTAGATACTATCAGCGCATCATCTGTTACTGTGCCTAATTCGGCTATAGTTTTGGCTCATTATCAAAACGCCGCTTATCCTGTAGATGGAAGCGGGGACAATACACTTTGGGGCACTCTTGTTGGTTCTACTATTACTGTAACTAAAAAGACTAGAAGAGTCATGTTCGATGAATATTTATCGGGTTTGACTGCTGGTGCTACACCTAAATTAGCAGATGGTTCTACACTTCGCACTTTCGCAACAACCAATCCCCTCTATAGAGAATTGATAAATAACATACATTTTGGTGCTGTGTATGCTTCACACAGTAGCGGAGAAATAATAGTTTCAGGAACAAACTCTTTACAAGATTTATTTGATTTTAATTTAAGAATAGGGGATAAGGTATTTTACAAATATAACAATTCAGGCACATACACAATAGGTTATTTGGGCGAAGTTACAAAATTCATAGCCCATGCCAATGGTTTGAAGTTTGTTGTGGCTGTTACACCTGCAAGCGATGTTAACACACAACTTACTGCTGGAAGCAATGCTGAAATTGGGGTGTTGGTGAATGATTACACAGATGCTGACGCTATACTCAATTCAACATGGTTGAACCCATATGCACCGGGTGGTTTCCGCAATGGAGATACTGTGTGGGCTAATATGTCTTACAATAACCCACACGCAGTTGAGGGATTATTTGCTAAGAGTAGAGGTGTGTATAATGACGGAGAAGTGTGGACTGAGTTCAACGAAGGTGAAGGAAACTTAGCGGCTAGTAATCCTAGAGACAGTATACCTCTAGAAAACTTCTTGATAGGGGATAATTGTCTTGAAACTGCTAGAAATTATGCACAACATGTGAATAAAACGATAGAAGAAAATTACAAGGCTTTGGGTTTAGCAGCAACCGATGCACCCACTATTGCTTATGTTGACCCTTACATGGCTACAGAAGACGAAGCAAGAGTTCTGCTGTATGATGTTGCACACGATAGAGAGTTTATTGCATTTCAAGATATACACATGCAAGTACAATCTTCAGCAGATACTACGCACATAGGTTGGAAGAGAGATATTGTAGAAGGTACTGCTACTACTATGACAGATTTAGCCACGAGGTTACCTGCGATTAATGGTGCTGCTCCACACGCATGGGCTACTCAAATAGATGTAGCAAATGGTTATCCTTCGCAAAATCCTTTGATTCGTGCTACACAACAATCGAGATTTATGGAGTCTGCTTATGCACACGATTTGGCTAATAGACAAAGCGACGACTTAACAGGCACAACTGTGTATTCTAACACTGCACAGCAGAATAATTACACCAAATTGTATGGAAAAGCACACGGACACTTTGTGCATACAGGCCATAGTATTGCAGGTAATGCTTCTAAGTTTGCACATTCAATGAGTAATCCTTGGAGAAACAACGAAAGTGTTGCTAACAGTAATGTTGCTGCTACATATCATAAGTTGTCTAGGAGGACTAATGGAAATTTCTTAGATAATTTGATGAAAATTAGAGAAACAAGCACTAGAAGTTTACGAGACCCTTCAACTTTCTTTGATACTCCTGATGGTACTAGAGTTATACCAGCGTTCTTGTGTCTAAAGGGCATTAGAAGTTCATCTTTAGACTTAAGCAACCATACTGAGAGCAGGTTACAACACCTACCACAATGGAAAGACATGGACTTTGTAAGAAGATTAACAATAGACATGGGTGAAATAGCACAAAGTCAAAACGTAACAAATGTAGAAAGCGCAGCATTAGAAATAGTTAGAAAGATTAACCAATATGGTGCACTAAACGCTAGAGTAATAGACAGCAAAACTCTAACAACTGTTTTCGATGTTGGTTTAGGAGTATCATCAACTGCTATATTAGGTGGCTCTGCTCATGACCCTGCTGTATGGTGGGATGAAGACAAAGCCTTTGCTAACGGTGACAGCGGTACACACATGGGTTATCTTAGAGCACACATAGGTAGAGAAGTAGAAGATTCTGAAGGTAATGCTGGTTTTACTGTAGTTATACACAGCACTGTGCCGGGTGCTAGTGGAAGAAATTTTTGTGTATGGTTGGATAATAGCAAATCACAAACTATCTATAATCCTGATTTCTTGGTTGGACACGGAGGTAGATGGCGTAACTTTTGGGCTTTACCTGAAGACATAGAAGGAGAAAACATGCATCCTGCACCTATGCCTTTAGATAAAAACGGCAGACCTTTTGCGCCGATTACAACACTAAAACAATACATTCAAGATGTTGAAACCGCAGAAGATGTGTTGTCAGTATCTGACTTCGGCAATGAGCAGTACACCGATTTAATGTCTTTATCGGATGTTGTGGGCGGCAAGAACCACAATTCAGTTAATAGAGATTCTTTTGAATTAGAGGGCAGCACTTCAACTATAATTGAAGGGTTGAGAGTTGGTAAAAACTCCATTGGAAGAATTAATTTCGGTGGTCTAGTTGCTTCGGGAATACCCGGTTGGAGTCCAAACGCAGGTACATGGGGCATAGGTCAGATTGGCGATACTAATTTGAATAACAGATATGGTGAAGCATCTAGTAATTGGAATGTTGCCGAACTTGCACATTTGCCCACTACATCTGATGTGGTACAAGAAACTGTAGGAAAATCTGATTTATACGCTATAAGAATACAAGACCATCGAGGAGACTATCATGGTATACGTTACATATACAAGAAAGTAGGAGATGCATTTTCTAACTCTAAAACAAAGGTACCTAATACACTAAATGAAGAAATGTGTATCTTTTTCGATGATAGCGATGTATCACAAGGCGGCTTTACTATAGGTAGTTCGGTAATTGGCAGCGGAGATGCCACTGGACGCATGGTCACTACCGCTAGTCATACTGCACAAAGTTGGAGAGGCGCTAGATGGAATGCTGTACCTTCGCCTAGTGTAGGAATAAGAATGTCTTTGGTCATAGCAGATAATAGCATAACTGCAAATCCTAGTGCACCATACGATAGTTTGTCGCACCCCGATGTCTTAGGTTATCTAGGATTTCCTAAAACAAATGGTGTGTTGCAAATTACTCCTGCTGCTTCTAATGGGAGTGAAGAAGGAAGAGTTATTTCTTATGAAAGCAGAGCAGGAAATATTTTCTACGGTTTGAAAAATAAACCTAGTAATGGTACAGTTATACATATAGTATCACCCACTTTAAATTGGACAACTTTGTTAACAGACGAATTGATGGCCGCTGTAACCGCTGCTGCAATTAATGTCGATGGTAGTACGTATTTCGATTGCACGGACATGTATGCATCAGATGGTAAGACTTTTGGAGAATGGGGAGTTTCTCCTAATGCTATACGGATAAAACCTTTTAATACCAAAAAATCCATCACACCTTTATCCAAATTATTTACTGCTGTTCTAGCACCTGATTTAGGTATTCAAGCCGCTCATTTAGAATTCGGTGAAATAGAAAAAGCAGATTTAACTAATACTTGGGCCTTTGGTAATAATAGAGCATATACAGATGCAGAAATAGACGCAAGTAAGAAAATAGATTGTGGATATATACCTAACACTTTATTACAAATCTCGACAAAATCAAAGGGACCTAATGGAAACACTGCTTCACCAGTAATGGTTGATAGTAGTAATAATCCTATCAGTACAGCGATATGGAAAAAGAATCTTACCGGTGAAAACTATACTGCTGTGTGCGGAGACCACATATTACCCAAGATAGAAAACCCTATCCTCCAAATTGATATCAGTACGTTTGGTGATAATGATTGGGCTTCAAATACAAAATTCAAGAGCGTAACTAGTGCTTATCATTTCTTGATACCCGCTAGTACATATGACCACTCCGAGCACGAAACCGAGGTTCGTTCATTTGGTGAAATTACAAGAGTTCACTTTGATGACGAAAAGAGCGTTGTATTAACTAGTGTAGCAGATGAAGAAAGTACGGGCTTTGCTTCGCACAATTCTATGGTTTGGAATGCCGATACTGAAATTAATTGGCCTTCCACTAGGTCTACTACAGATGACTTCTTACACAGACACTTAGAATCTAAATTCGCTGGCATACGTTCCATAGGTAGTGTTTTCTCCGAACCTTTGGTGTATTTCAGAGGAGGTAAATCTAGTGTAGACCATAGCGTTCCTTTGTTCTTCGGAGGGGGTTTCAGCGGAGTAGTCATGGATGTAAACGATGGCACAAAGAACGACTACTCAAAGTTCTATACACATCCTTATGCAAATGGTCCTACTGGTACAGCAGGAATTCAAAATGCCAACGAGATATCAACTAGTTTCGCTATGTTGGATTGCAATGCTATATTATCATTTTTCCCCGGAACTGCTTTATTGAACCAACATAGAGCGAGTCCTCTTCCACCCTTCTTCAATAAAGACAATGTGTTAAGTACAGATTTAAACAGAACAGGAACCACCACAACAGGAGATGTGGTCAAGGCCAAAGCAGTTCCTTTAGTTCTTAGATTTCCACACCCTACAGCACGTTACGAAGACCATATCAATGGTAAAGAAAACAAAACTACCTACCTTGTATTTGGTCCGGGGCAGGCTTTTCCAATAAGAGAAGAAACGGAGGTTTCAAATCCAAAAGAGCCTCATCCGGGGCGTGTTATTACTACTGGTGCATCTATACTAGGAGACTCATTCACTAGAGTGCCTTTGATGACTAATACTTTCCACAACCACATAAACAATGCTGACAGGAATTATTTACCTCCTGATAAATGGGAGTATCTTGCTAACGCATCATATCATTGGCGTAGCGTAGTTAACTGGGAAACACCAGCAGGTTATTCTTTAGGTAGAACATACAAACAAAGACCTTCACATGGTAGAATGTATGGTCAAATGTTGTGGACGGAATCTTCTTATGATGGTAGAACTCAACCTTTGAATCATACCCCGATGTTGGGATATGGTATTGCTACTGCTTCAGACACTGTGTTCCATATGGACGGTGGTTTCCACCCCGGCGGTAGTTGGCTTGACGACCAAATCACATTCAATCCTGCAAAGGGTAGCGCATCAAGAATGAGTGTTTCGGGTTACTCTAAGATTAATCCTACAGCATTCCGTGTTGCTGGTCCTATGTTAAAGACAATAATAACCGGTACTTCTGCAATAGACGAAGATGACACAGATATGGAATACATAGTAATTGATGGTACTAGATGCCAAAACGGTGAAGAATTAGCCACTGTTATTGGAGCAGCGATAAACACGTTCCCCGGCGCTGGTGCACTCAAAGCAATGGGTGGTACACACATGCCTAGTATGGGTAATGCCATGAGACAAGATAGATATGGATGGGTGGACATAGGTAATGCTAGTGGTACATATGAATCTAGTAGCCAACCTTACTATATCGAAAGTGCGCCTGTTGCTCCCGCTGATGTGGATTTATTAAAAAATCTCCCTGCTTCAGGTTGGCTAAGAGGCGATATAACTGGTACGGCTAGTAATGCATCATACGCATGTTACTTTATGAAACAAATATATTTCACTAATAGTAACTATGTCGCTAGATTCTATTTAGCGCCAAATAAAAAAGTTGGTGGCACAGCACCTGATAAAGGATTCTTGCACAATAATAGCGGGGTTTCTCCGAATACAGGTAGAAAATTGTATGTGTGGTCGAAAAGCGGAATTATCAGATACAACAACGAAACTGATGCTGCACGCGACCACATGACTCAAGCACACTTTTCAGGCATAGTAGATGCAGTAGATAGAACAAAACCTACGGGTGTGGTTGGATGGCATGGCGAAAGATATTCTAAACTTAACAGTTTAAAGATAACTAAAAGCATAATCGTTAACGGAAGTACATCGAACACAACCGGTTATGCTTCAGGTTTGGGTGCCTATCATTCATTGCTCAATTTCTCACCGTATGGTTCTGCCAGCACAGTAATGAATGTTTATGGACATTTACCGCAGATAGCACCTATATATGCTAGTCCTGAATCTACTAGTTTATTGGATGGAGGTTTTAGTGCTTCAAATCAAAAAGCATACATAGACAATGTATATGCTTCTAACACTATAGGTGCCACATCTAGAGGCTACACATTCAAAGATGCTGAAGATGCTGCACCTTACAATCTATCGGCAGAACCCACTAATTATGAATTTAGCAACAAGTCGAGTAATACTAGTTTGTTGCCTGAAGGCATGGAACACCCACAAGGAGTTTATGCTTCGGCTTTCCTAGTAATATCTTATGAAAGCGAGTTGGCTTTGGTAGCCAAGAGAGATAGAGATGGCGTAGTAGCGGCAGGAGATTGGTTGTATCTAAAGCAAGCAGGCGGTAAAGCGAATGCTGGTACCACTGCTTGGGATGAGAGGATTCACGGTCAAGACCGCTTCACTGCTCCTGCCAACGCTGGTCCAAATGTAGAGGCTCTGATAGCAGATGGTACTGTGGTTCCTACAGGAAACATAGGAGCAAATTGGATTGATACACTCTTTAGTGAAGCAAATCACTACTCCTCCAACGTACAAATATACAAACTCATGCATGGTGCTGTTTCTACAGACTTATATCTTTCAAATGCTACGCCTGATAGAGCAAAAACAGGCGATTTAATACATGACTTAGATTATTCTCCGGGTTCTTATAATCTCCAATCAACCGATACAGAAAGAAACGTAGTAGAGGATAAGTATAGCGGCACTGCATATACAGCAAAAACCGGATTTTCAAATCAATATTGGTTATCTGATGTTAATGGTTATCAAACATACTCAAACACAGCAGGTAGAAATTTCTCTGTAGAGAACATTGTATGGAAAAGAATGGACGGTGGAAATCTAAGTCTACCTACCTTAGATGCTAGAGGCATGGGTGCTGTGCCTTTCATCACTAGAGTAAATAGTGATACTGCTTATTTAACAGGTGAAAAGATATACGGCAACGTGAGGTTTACTTTTGAAACAACCAATTCTTCTATGATGCCGGTCTTACAAGCACAGGAATTATCTCATCCTCAATTAGCATCTAGTAACCCCACTTTGGTTATGAATGCTTTACAAATTCCAAACGAAGAATTACAATTTGAAGAAATGTCAGTTATAGATGATACAGGTCAGTTGCATGTAATAGAAGGCGGAAGTCCATTAGGGACTATCATCAGAGCATTTAATCTCAATGATTTTGCTACACAAAAAACAGGTAGTGTGTTTGATGTTGGTTTAGGAGTTTCTTCTGATACAGTAAATGTAAAAAAAGGTCCTGCATTGGCAAATTCAGGATTTACACCAACACTAGCAGTGCAACTACCTGACCCAAATTCAATACCCGGCAACATAGTAGTTCGTTCAGGATTCGACCCAATACAAGCATATCAAAACGAAACTTTTGGTTCAGGTGGTATGCACCATCCCGGCGATGCATCTACTAGATTGAGTAGATTCTTTGATAACACCTTTGGTGCTACACAAGGACACCCCACATATGAAGAAACAGGATGGGAAAAATACGATGTGTTGACTAAAAGAAGTTCTGTTGGCGGCTTTAACAGTAATGGACTTAGAGGTGCTTATGAATTACATGATAGAGCATTATTCTTCCATGTTACTAAGATGGGTCACACTAACACACACCGTTATCCCAATGTGTATGCTGGTGGTAATGTAGTTAGCCAAACTTTGCAATTCACCGAAATTTCAGGTACTGTCGTTACTGTAAATGCAGCACCAAATGCTTATGTGTGGAAAAGAGGTTCCGATGCTACCGATTTTGGTTCTAAGGAAGATAACGACCATAGAAGGTATATGCGATTATACAACGATGCTGGTTCTAGCGGAATTGCTACTTATACAGGAGTTAGCGGTAGCACTTTTACAGGAGTAAAAGTAGATGCTGATTTCTCTAATCTTGTGGCCGAAGGCGGCACACTTTACCTAGTGCCCTCATACTACATACCAGCAGGTAGTAATCGTTTCTTTGCTGCTAATAGATTAAGAGACCATGCTGAAGTTAGCGGTAATTCACCTGATATGGCACACACTGAATACATGACTAGTGTAACTAACGCACATACTAGATATTCTAAACCTGTAATGACTCCAATGCCTTATCCAAGAATGGGGCATCACTTTGTAAACGCTACAATGCCTATGTTACCGGGACATTGGGCACACCCTGTTTATCAATCTCTGTACAAGAAAAACAGAGCAGAGTATTCGTTGTTAAAACAAAGTATGGATAGCACTGCTTTGCAAGATAGAATCATAGCAGTTAATCAGTTCATACCAACTAAATCCGATTTAGGAACAACGTATTCCGACTCATTAAACCCCATGGAAGCAGAAATAAACTTTAGCGCTATCAATGCTGCACCTAGTGGTCCTTCAGATTTACACGGTGGTGCATTTACATTGATGTTTGAGACAGCAGTTAAATGGGACGGTTATGGTATATTAGCAAGTGCTGGCGATGCTGGTCAAATAAACAAAGCAGGGGGGCATAGTATAGTTTTGCAAGCCGCTGCTTCATACACTTTAGCAAATCATTTCCCTGACCCTGCTGAAGTAGGGGCTTATCAGATAATAATACAACCTAATCTTTTCAATGACCAAATAGGCGGTGCAGAACTTACTGCTTCGTATAAAATCACTTCACAACAGGTTAACACTGTTATTGGTATAAGACATAATGAGGTAGAGGTTGGTGGTATGACTCTAATTTTAGCACGTTCTACACAAGCAGATGTGAGAGGTTGTGAAGTCATGGTGAATGAATTAATGTTAGATTTAGATGCTGATTTCGCAAGCCAATTCACTAAAATACCCTCTTTATTATTATACAATCCTTATGGTGTCAATCTAAATGAAAGTCCTTCCTTTACTAGAAGAGGATTTCCTTATGCGCCTATGTTTTCAGATTCTACACCCGGCGTAACTTTGAATGTACCATGGTGGAGTACACTCCATGGCGATGTATCTAGTGATGATATATCGAATGATGAAGGTTACAGAGGGTTGGCTCAATCTTCGCCGCATGATTATTATTCATTCTCCAGAAGTACATATGGGAGCATAGGTAACACACTAACTATTCAGGGATATCCCACAGTGCATCCTGAAATTTATTCTCACACATTACAAAATGTATCTAAATTACCAACTTGTAAAGTAGTTTCTTTCAATGCAACGAATAAAACCATAGTAGTTGATAACGCTAGTGCCTTCCCTTCAAAGCCTCGTTTTGGTGAGAAGTTACAATTTAGAGCAAGAAGTGGTTCTGCTGGTGGGACTTCTATCTATAGAGCATCATATACCAAAAGACACGGTTATGCAGCCGGAGAAATCAACCTTCCTGTAACTTTTACCATAGGTGTTTCAAGTAACAGTGCATCATTCTTTACAAAACTATATGATGGAGCAATATTATCTCTTGTTAATTCAAAGTCATACTTCGATAAATCAAAAAGCGTATTTAAAAATAATATATCTGAAATTGGAAAAGGAAGTAACGATACTAATAATTTGCATCCTCCTGATGCTTTTATCTGCCTATGGCATGAAAACTTAGGTAGGCCATACACAGTGTATTCAGATGATGCTAACCGCGCTTGGAATGCCGAACCTGTCAATGCTGACAAATATAACTCGCTACCTGAACACTTTGAAACCATACATTACCATTCTGCTACATATGCTATGAGCATGGGTCCTTTTTCTCTTAAAGTGAAAGGACAAAAAACAACAGACCGCGCTGGTGCAGTGTACGATGCAAGTAATCTTAATGATACCGGAGCCTCAAGCACTAGCGAATTCGGTTCTATACTCTACAACAGATATTGGCCTTGTGGAAGTAGAGGTGGTCCACAAGCAAGCAGTTTGGAAACATATACTCTAGCATCTGCATCTTGGACTAAACCCGGCAACCATCAATCTATGGGACTTATTTGGACTGACGATGGAGACTTTTCAGGCGCTGCTACCAACGCTGGTTCTTTTGTTACCGGTGTATTGTATAGGATAACAACCACAGGTAGCACACCGGAATTTACAAACGTGGGTTCTGCTAACAACACAGTCGGTACTTATTTCACTGCCACAGGAGCAGGTAGTGGTACCGGTACTGCTGATAAGATATACAGCGCAACTGTAGGCATAAGCACAGATACTAACGATGATGGTTCAGCCGATAGCACTGACCTAAGAAGAAGATTTGGCTACAGAATTTCACTAAAACAAGCGCATAATAGACCTCGTTGGGGATTATTACCTGCTCGCGCTGTGTACGAAGGCGCTAAGAGCGGTAGTGCTTATAATACCACAAATTACGATGCTGGACCTATTGTGCAAATGGAAGCACACGGTAGTATACCATTGCTATACACAGGGGTATTAGAAAGAATGACTAACTTCACAGGGATGTTAAATTTAGATATAGCGGGTCAACAAGTAAGATATTCTCAAGGTAGGAGAATGACAAGGGCTTTTGGTGCTCCACTTAGAACACTGAGAAACAAAAACACAGTTCAAAGAGATTGGTGGGGCGATGGCGAAGGTAAAGATATCAAAGAATTGTCATTAGCATCACAATATTACATAGTGGATTGGTGGGGTAACGAAAGAGGCGAAGATGTTAGGCGTAGCCCTGTTAGAGGATTTGGTATCAGACCTGCTTGGGATTGTGGTAATGCTTACAAAATGGGTGCTAACACACCTTATGACAGAATATGGAATAACGCAAAACCTTTGTTCAACGTAAAAAATGTAATAAATTCTAGCGGCAATGTATCATTACAAAGTAATTCTACTATACCTAGATTTGGCGGCACAGATAATGACGCTAATGTTGGCTCAAGCGATAGCGATTTAGTAGATGTGTTTTCCCCTGTGCATTCTTTAAGAATTGGTTGTATGGGTAGCGGTAGAGGCATGAGATATCCAACATCTTTCAACGAGTGTATATTTACTGATGTTTCTGTAAATGACTCTAAAACAGGCATAGTAATAAGCGGAAATACAAACCAACCTTTGTTTGGTAAAGGATTCAAAAGACCTAAAAACGATGTATTAGAACCTAATGAGGTTAAGAGAGGTATAAGTCAAAAACTTTCTGTATCTGAAGACGGTTTGTTAAAACCATCAGCCAATGTAAGTGCTAGGACTGAGACTTTGGTTACATCTAGTAAACACGCAGACCCTATGAGCAGAAGTAGCCCTAGAATAGGTATAGATGCTCCAATATTTGGAAATGATGTAGAAGAAAGCAATGTTGCTATTAACTCAGAAGCACACAGTTTACACACTGATAGAAACGTTGGACAAAGATTCTCACTTAGTGCTGCATTACAAAGAGACGTAAAAACAGCCAACGACTTTACATCGCCAAGTTCCTTCACTAGACAAAGTAATGGTTCTCCAGTGTCATCCATATTAAGATTTTCACATACAAACCCTGTGAGACCTTATGGTGGTTCTTACATATTAGATATGAGTGCTTATGCAGGTACAGTTAGTGATAAAAATTGGGGAAGAAATAGTTTAGCATCACCTTCTTACACAACTAATCCTTTCCAAAGCGAAACTAGAAACAGTAAAAACACAAAGAACAACCATAAAGATAAATCAATAAGATTCCTTATGAGACCAATAAGATTGTTAGACAATAGACATGTGGAATTATATCGTTTTAATGATACTTTACATAGCAGTAGTCCACAATATATTTTGAATTATCTGAATTCTACATCGGGTGGAAAGTATGGACTCTTTACTTATGATATAGACACACCTGCTCCTTCTGCTAGGTTTTTACCCAATGCATCTTCTACTCCAAATGCTGATGGACCTTATTATCCAATAGTTGGTTTTTCAAGCGACTATATTACTATGGATTCTAGCGGACCCACACTAACCACAAGTGAATCTACTAGTTTCGATTTAGATGATTTAAAAACAGCGGTGGGTAGAGTTCTAATTTCAGAAAATACCTTGCAGCACCATAGAGCAGATAGCATAAGAAACAAAGATTACACAGTTAAACCTAGATTCACACAAACTTTGCATCCAAAAGGTCACAAAGGAGATGTTACTTTCAACACAGACGACCATAGCGGGGATTCAGCATGAGAATAAGTTCCACTAAAGCCGCTTTTACTGAATCTTTGACAGAAATTATGACGGATGTCAGAAAACCTGTGTTTGTTGATAATGCGATACACTATGGAAAATATGAATCACAAAATAAAGATATAGCAAAAGTGACTATGACTACTAGAGATTACTCTATTGCCACAGAAAAAACATACTTTATCGAAGAAGAAGAATCTAGTATATTATTGTCCCACACAAAAACTCCCGGTCATAGTTATGAAAGCAATCTTTGGGGCTCAGAAGGGATTGATAAATCAACAGATTTGCTCTATGATTCAAACGATACTAATAAAAAGATATTTCAAGATAAAGTTGATATCTTAGATAAAAAATTAAGATTAAACCTCAATAATATGAAGAATAAGACCTTAGACGACATGGAATTCTATGGAAGAAATGTTCACATGGGTCAACCTATGGATATAGGTCTAAGAACTACAGATTTAGCCATTCGTTTATCGAATTCAATTGATGGCGATTTAACATCTTTTTCTATAGGTGAACCTTTATCTATATCGAATTCTAGCACACAAAGATTAAAACACAGTAAAAATTTCTTTGCACATAATTTTAACAACATGAATCTAATTACAGCCTTAAAACTATTAGGTAAAAAAGACAATAGAATTTTAGATTTTGATGTATATGGAAATTTACTGTTTGTGCCTTTCAATCATAACAAATATGGTTATCGTCTGTCCGATAGTAGTAGAATTGGTTCAAGAACAGAAAATCCTAAAGACAATTTATTAAACAGAGTTACCGTAACAGGTTCTCCTTTGGCTGTTAATGATGTAGTATCGGTTACATTAAATGATGGAGAGAGGCAACAAGGAGGAAATAACGTGACTGTAATCGAAAGCACACCTATATTTGACCCTACTATATCTTCTAGTTCCGAAGCATATAAAGTTGCAAGAAACGTATTAAAGGCTAATAATTTAATAAAAGGCAGCATAGATAGTAATGGGCATGTTAATGCATGGATGATAAGACCGGGAGATTTAGTCATCACACCTTTAGGTAAGTTAGTTGTTAAAAAATTACAACACGATTCTGCTACTTTATTATCAGATTTTGAGTTCCTAACAAGCGATTTAGGTATTGAAGATGCTTTACAAAGTATATTTGAAGATAATATTGCAGCGAATGAAATATCCACTCATGATTTAGAAGAACAAACACAAAATTTAGATTTTTCTTTCTTTAATAGCATAGAGATTAAAAGTAGTGTATTTGTTTCTGTGAATGTAATTTCAACTAATGGTTTATTAATCGGCCAGCATCATAATAGAGTTGCAATAGGTGGCAGTGCTGAAACAATCGGTTTGGGAAGAATAGAGAATTTTGAAATAAGGAGTAATTAAGATGGCAGTAAATGACTATTTAAAGAGGTTGATGATAGAAACAATATCAAATAATATTAATGAATTAACTTTAGGTTTTGATGGTACACCACCTACTAGTAGCGATGGTTCTGCTGGTAGACCAATAATTACTTTGAAGCCCACTGTAAGAATTTTAGATAATTCAAGTTTATTAGTTGAAGCGACCCTACCTAGCACTATTGCTTATGATGAAACGATAAAAGAAGTATATATTCAAATGAAAGACTCTAGTGGGTTTACACCTATAGCGCGTCATGTGTTCGCACCAATAATAAAAACAACAAGCAACGAAGTTAAAATTCAAGTATTAATAGAGGTGAAATAATGTCCAATCCCTTAAAAACACACACCGACAATTTAGCAGATGGAGATTTCTTACTTTCGGCTTCTTTAACTAATATGTTAGAAGGCGTTCACGGCAACGGAATATTACTTTTGGAAGATACACACGCTGGTTCTTCGATACGCAACGCACCCGCATCTTTATCCGGTGCAGTATCAAGAGTAGATGCAGAAACAATCAGAATCAAGGGCGGTCTTGCTGTGTTAGATGGTTTAGTGGTAGATTTTGCTGGTGGTTACACTTCTAATGCACCCGCAACATTTGATGTTGTATTTGACGTTTCAACATATTTTTCGGGACCGCTAAATAGTGGACAATCTTGTTTATTTGCAGTCTATGTTACAACTGATAATACCACAGGAGTAAAGAGAATAGGAGTGGAAAGAGGCAATATAGCAGATAGTGGGAATTTTCCTATAGCACCAAGTAATTTTTTAAACGAAGGTGGGTCTTTAGATGTAGACCAAACAACGGTATTAGCGGTTGTAAAAGTCATTTTTACTAGTAATTCTACTACATATGACATAGATGTGTCTACGATATATGACGTTAGAACTTTTGTCAAACCTTCACCAATATATCTTTCAAGGATGTCTTCAGGTGCATTAGGTGCGACAGTTTCAGACTCTAACAGGATTGATAGTCACGGTGATTTAGATGGTATGCAAGGCGGCGGAACTGAAAATGGTGCTTTTACGGCATCAAATTTGGGCGCTTTGTGGATGAGCAACGATGGTTCCGGCGACGATGTGTTATATTTTTCAGGCGGCCAAGATAGTGGTAGAGCAACACACAGATTAGGACCTAACAAATTAAGTACAACCAATACTGCACAAAATGTAAAATTTGATGATGCTAACTTTTTCTACGCAACACCTAGTGGCACTGTTAATTTAACACCCAGTGGCACATTTCCACCAAGTCACGTAGTAACTGTATTCAATGCGGCAACAGGAAGTAGCAACAAAATCGTGTTTGACCCTAGTGGTCTCAGCAATGGTGCTGCTACCGTAGGTGATGTAGCAGCGGGTTCAAGCGCTATGTTCGTTTATACGGGTTCTGCATGGAAAAAAATCCTTGCAGCATCTTCAGGTTCTGCTAGTGTTAGTGGTTCTGCGGGCGCTATACAACTAAGCGATGGAAGCAATTTCTCCGATGATGCACAACTTACCTTTACTACAGCAAGTAACACGTTGAATGTGGGTGGTCCAATAATTATGGCTGCCTCGTTATTCAAAGCACCGACGGGAGTAGAATTGACTCCTGCTGGTAGCAATCCGGGTAGCACAGGTGGAAACACAATTTGGAAAGATACCGGCACAGGTACTCATTTAAAAATAGGTAGCGATGTCATATTAACATCGAGTAATTTTGCATCACAATTTGGTACTAGCGGTGTAGGAATTCATTCTTTGGGGGAACAAGCAATTGCTTCAGGGGATTTCATATCTTTTTCAGATACAAATGCTTCTAATGTAACCAAAAAAGAGGCTATAGACGATGTAGCGACTCTATTTGCTGGTACGGGTTTAACTGCATCTAGTGCAGTAATTGGTGTTGATGCTAACCAAGCGGGCATAACAAGCATCGGACCTGCTGGAAATTTAACTGTTAATCAAGACTTGGTAGTAACAGGGAATTTAACCATAAATGGCACAACAACTACAATCAATTCTACAACTTTAACAGTAGATGATAAACTCATAGAATTAGCGCACACGCCTACTTTTACTGATGCTACGTGTGATTATAATAACGACCCAACTATAACGATGGATAGTACAACAAAATTAGTAGCGGGGATGTCAGTCTCAGGCACAGGAATTCCATCCAGTGCTACAGTTTCTAGTATTACTGATGCTACTACGTTTGAATTAAGTGCATCTACCACAGGTGGTGCTGTTACAAATGGCACTCTAACTTTCGTTGGCGAAGGTACCGATGTTGGTATAGATGGTGGCGGAATTATGCTAAGGTCTGCTGATAGCGATAAAAGCATTACTTGGAATAATACTTCAGATGGTTGGACATTCAATCAACACATATTTCCTAGNACAGANAGCNATTTCAATTTAGGTTCTNCTTCTGTGCGGTTTGCTAATGGTTATTTCGATACTGTACACGGTGCTGGTAATTTTACAACAATCACAGGTAGTAGCACAGTAAATATTGATTCGGGTGTTCTGAAAGTAGATTCTTCTAAAGTAGGGATAAATCAAGCAACACCATTAGCCCCACTACAAGTAAATAATTTAGGATTTGGTGAAGTTAGCGGTCATATAGCCGATACAGGCACATCGGGCTCGGAAAATCTTGGTACTTTCACACTATTCAATAAGACACAATTCCGTTCTGCTAAATTGCTAATAGAGATAGACGGGCGAGACATAAGCAACTCCAACGATGTGTTTGAATGTGCAGAAGCAGTCATTACACACGATGGTAGTAGCGGAGCAAATATAACCACCTTCGGCGTGGTTCAATCTAATTCAAGTGAAACTTCACAAGCAGACTACAATGTGGTCATAGATAGCAACAATGTTAATCTAGTGATTACTCCACGGGTATACAGTGTGCGTTTTGATGTGCGAGTAACTTGGCAAGCAATGGTGGCATAATAGATGACAGAAAGAGATTTTAAAGTAAAAGCAGGATTGAAGATAGAAGGCGGAAGCATAGACTTCTCTAACGCACAACATGCTACCATTGATATGGATGCAGTTACCACCACCAACGGTGCAGGTAAAGATATCTCAATTAAGGGTGGTCTAGGAAATGGCACAGGCACAGGCGGAAAAATAGTCCTTCATACAGGAGGGGCTGCTACAGGTAGCGGCGGTGGGGCTACTAGCCACGTACAAGCACTTACAATTCAACCCGGTGGTGATGTACACATAGGTACAAACGGTCTTAACGCTACTGTAACTAGCACAGGTTCATCAATTAACTCCACGATTATAGGCGACCATTCACAAGCGGCTGGTTACTTTACAACTCTTGATGCTACTGGTTCATTTGAAGCGCGAGCCACAGGTTCTGCAATTAGAACAGCCGGAAAACTATGCGTAAATGAGCCGGATGTAGACACTTCAACCATACCCGCTAGAACCCAAGTCGCAATATATGGAAAGTCATTAGGGCAAGGAGGAACTATGTCTGATGGTTCAACCACAGTTGCGGCCACCGATATTAAAGATTATGTTGAGTTGTTACTCCAAACAGATGCACCGGAAGGCGATTTAGATGGTTATGTAGCCAATTATGTAGGAAACGCCGTTGTGTTAGACAATGTAGAAAACATACCAACAACCGGACAAGGCACAATTTACTCAGTCGGTGCTGGTAACTTAGGTGATTCTTGGGGAGTAGGAAGAGCAGGTGGTACTGGTGGAGGTAGTTTCCAAATAGGTTACAAAAACCAATCTTGGGTAAAAAGCCACGCAACTACAGGAAACGTTATGATGCCAGCGCAATCTATGTTAGACATAGATACATCAGGAAATATGACGTTGAATAGTAATGGCGCTTATTTCGCATTTACAGGTGCGACTAGTGGTGCTGCTTCTAGAGAAATCAGATTCAAAGCATCAAGTAATGCCATTCATGCAGACAACACAGGTTCTCAAACGTATACTCTACCGACAGATTTTCCCGATGGTAATAATTATATTTTGAACTCTTCAACCACAGGTACACTTACTTGGGCTGCATCTGCTTCAGGTGCAGACGGAATGGGAAGCGGGTTTACTGTATCAGCAACAACTGATTCAAACGCAACAACCATTACTCAAGGTGATGATTTATTCTTTGCCGCAACAGGTGGTCTTACTGCAACAACAACAGCAGATGGAACTGTAACTCATGCTTTGGACATTAAAGGACTCTCAACAACGGCATTAAGTAGTTCTGCATTTTTAGGTACAGATTCAATCGCTTTTGTTGATGATAG